AACTCCTCCCAGTTGGTGATCGGAACCTGAAACACCTCCAGGTGGTTCAGACAGGGTTCGGTGGCCAAAAACAGCGCACCCGGAGCCTGGGCGCAGGTGGACGACTTGCCGACCTTCGGCGCGCCGTACAGCAGGACGGTCTGGTCGGCGAGATCGGCTTTGATCGGGGTCTTTTTCGTGGGCAGGATGCTCATGGTTTCCTCCATCAGAATGTGGCTGGTTCTTCGGTTTCCTGTGTCAGTTCGCTGTGCGCGGGTTTGCGGCAGTAAAAGTTTTCCAGGACGTTGGGGCTGTCATTGGAACGGCAGAGCGGGAAATACGGGCAGGTGCGGTTTATGCCGAAGCACTGATCGGTGTTCCTCCACCACTTGTTCTCGCGCCGGGCGACGATGATCTGTTGCGACAATTCCCAAACCTCGGCCACGGTCTCTTGGATGTCGTCCTGCGACAGCAGCAGCGTCTCGCGGCAGTACATGGCGGGGTCGTCGTACTTTTCGGCGAGGCGGGCGGCGTATTCCTCGTCGCTTTCCGGCATTTTCCGCTTGGCCGAGGAGGTGCCGGTCTTGGACTTGGCGATCAGTTCGGCGCGCCGGGCGGCGAATTCCTCTTCCGTCTCCCCTTCGCCCTGCTTGAGCTTGGCCTTGCCGACGACATCGTAGATGACGCCGGAGATCACGATGCCCATGTCCTGGGCCAGGTAGTGGGCGTACAAGGCGACCTGAAGGTCGAGAGGCAGCTTGTCGATGTAGTCGCCGGAGATCTGCGCGGCGCTCTTGTGCTCAACGATGTAGAACTCCCCGGTCCCGATCATCTGCACCAGCAGGTCGACCTTGCCGCGCATGGCGAAGGTGCGGGACTGGCGGCCAGTGGCCGGGTTGACCAACGGCGCGGCGAACTCTTTCTCCACCGCCACGATATGGAAAGGCTCCGTGGCATAGCGCGTGACGTAGCCTTGGAACATCGCCCGGTTGAGATGCCAGAGCCGTCTCTGCTCCGGCGCGGCGTTGCGGTCCTTATACAGGGCATCAATCTCGGCCAGGATGCGGGCGACGGCTTCGGCGTCCTTCGGCTGCTCTTCCAGGTCGAGCCGGAACCAGGACTCCAGCGCCCGGTGAAAACCGTCGCCGAGCATCAGGTTGGCGTTGCGTTCGACCGGGACGATCTCCCGCACGAAGCGGTTGTGGTAGCGGCGGCGGCAATTGCGGAAATCGCGCAGCGCCGAGTAGGTCAGGACATGCTCAGGCATGGTCGGCCTCCATCTCCACTTCCATCTGGAACTTCAGCGGCAAGCCGTGGGCGACTTCGAATTTGGAAACGCGCAGGTCGGGCTGGGAGCGCACCAGCGCCAACACCTCGACCCACTGCGGCTTCGAGGCGGCGTCGGGCTCGTGGAACAGCCTGGAGGGTCCGTTGTCCTTGCCCGGCGAGAAGGTCTTGATGCTGCGGAAATTTTCCTTGGGTTCTCCGCTCTCGAAGGACAGGTTCTCGATGTGGCCGAAGTTGAGCTTGGCGCAGTGACGGATCAGCCTGCGCCAGGCGGGCGAGAGGGTGCGGTTGGTCGTGTTCATGCCTCCACCCCCAGGCGGCGCAGGTGCTCGCGGATGGTCTGCAGGAGCTGGGCTTCCATCTGCCGGACCCGTTCGCGGGTCAAAAAGAGGGCAACGCCGCACTCATTCAAGGACTTGTCTTCAAGAAACCGCAGGCGAAGGAGCGTTCGCATCCGCTCGGCGGTTCGGGGATTCTGTTTCGCCCAGCGCCGCTCGATGGCCTCATAGGAGAGGGCTGTCAGTCGTTCCTGTTCGAGGTGACGATTGAGGTCGGGAGTCTGTTCCTCCAGGCGCGCGGTCTCGTGCATCCGGTACGCTTCGCGCCAGGAGTCGTCCTGGATCATCGGATAGTTCATGGCCTGCCGTCCTTCCGCCGGGGAAGCGGCTCATGCCATGCCGGGATGCTCATTCTCTCGTCGGTCAGTTTCCGCAGCAGTCCCTGGGCGAGGAGGTTGATCACCTCCGAGGCCCTCGCCTGCGTGTCTTCCGGCTCGACGGCGGAGTTGAAAAGCTGGACGGTGTAGGAATCGTGGCCTGGCATGAATCGCTCTCGGTTTGCTTCGCGCGCCGCACCGTGCGGCGTCGTGACAGGTCCCTAGAGCAACGGTGATGCCAAGCCGATAACGTGTTGTAATCACAAGGCAATGTTGTGTTTTGGCCGGTATACCCCCAAAATAGGCGCGCTATTAGGGGGCTTAGGCGCGCTATTAACCGGAATAGGCGCGCTATTAGCTTTTTCAACCTGTATTTCCGATGGGTTAGCTTCGCCTTTCGGCCTGTCCAGACAATTAGGCGCGTCATTAGGCGCGCTATTAGACCGCTAGGCGCGCTATTAACCGGGCGTAGGCGCGCTATTAAAATGTGGCGGAGCCATCCGCAAGCGAATTGCTGGCCCGTTGTCATGTCTGCACGGCCCGGAAACCCAGTCGCCATAAGGCATTAACGGGCTGGCACGCTCGTTGCTCTTTCCTGTCGAAAGAACTTGATGATGTCCCCCGCCAAGGTAATGCAACGAACGGGGAACCCAGCCGAGTCAAGGAAGGAGCCCGAATGGAAAGCAGATTACAAGTCGACCCCAGGCCGCAAGTGGACACCCGATTACAAAGACGGCCCGAACCCGCGCCGCAGGCGCAGCTGATCCAGCGCGCTGCGCTCTATACCCGCGTCTCCACCGACATGCAGGTCGAGGCGGAATCCCTGGGCACCCAGGAGAAGCAGCTTCGGGAGTACTGCAGCTACCAGAAGATCGTGGTCCATGACCTCTACACCGATGCGGGCATCTCCGGCGCGCACACCGAGAACCGGCCCGCCTTTCAGAAGATGATGAAGGACGCCCGCGAGGGGAAGTTCAACATCGTCATCGTGGCCAAGATCGACCGCATCTCCCGCAACCTGGCCGACCTACTCCACCTGATCCACACGCTCGAAGAGCACCACGTCGACTTCGTCTCCATCAGCCAGCAGTTCGACACCTCGACCCCGATGGGCCGCCTGACCCTGAACATCCTCGGCTCCTTCGCCCAGTTCGAGCGGGACATCATCGCCGAGCGGACGCGGGAGAACATGATGGAGCGGGCCAAGAAGGGGAAGTGGAACGGCGGGGTGATTCCCTACGGCTTCAAGGTGGTGGAGGATCATCTGGAGCCGGAGCCGAAGGAAGCGGAGTTCGTGCGGATGATGTACCGCGAGTACCTGAAGCAACGCAGCCTGCGCGCCGTGGCGATCATGGCAAATGCCAGGGACGCCAAGCCGCGCTTCCGCAACGCCTTCGCAGGAAGCTCGATCAAGCAGATATTGGTCAACCCGATCTACCGGGGCGCGGCCTGCTACAACAAGCGCCGCATCACCGGCACCACGACGCGCGAGCGCCCCAAGTCCGAGTGGGTCGTGGTCGACGGAGCCCTGCCTCAGATCGTGGCTCCGGACATCTGGCACGAGGTCAACCGGCTTCTGGAAGTAAACGACGGCATCAAACCCATCGCCCGGATGTCCGAGCACCTCCTTTCCGGCCTGCTGCGCTGCGGAAACTGCGGCCTGCACATGCAGGGGCGGAAAAAGACCAACACCAAGGGCTACGCCAAGAAGAAAAAGACCTACCACTACTATGTCTGCTACAGCTACACGCAAAAGGGCTCGACCGTCTGCGACCACAAGGTGGTTCCGGCAGGCAAGCTGGAGGAGCGGGTCCTCGAAGGACTGGCCCGGCTGGCTACCGATCCAGCTCCGATCCTGCACCGTGCGGAAATGATCCTGCACACCACCGCCCATGAACAAGAACGGCTGCACGCGGACTTCGAGACGATGTCGACCCGCTTGGCGGAAATCGACGTCCGGCTGAAGCGCCTCGGCGACGGGTTCGAGGAAGGGATGTTGGAGAAGGCGGAATACGCGCGGCGCGCCCGGGCTCTGCGATCAGAGAGGGATATCCTGGCCCAGCAGATCGATTCTACGAAGGCCAAGTTGACCGCCATCGAGAGCGGCTCCCTCGACCAGAACCTGCTGGCGAATCGCTTCGACATCTTCAAGGACGCCTTCCGCTTCCTGCCGATCCGCGAGCAGAAGCAAATCCTGCACGACCTGGTCGATCACATCGTGGTCCACCCCAACGGCGACCTGGACATCTTCGTCTACCACCCCGTGATCAAGGAAGCTTTCAACGAGGCGGGCGGAACCGTGGCGGCCGACAGCAACACGCCGCTGGTAAAGATCACTGTCGCCTCTCCGGATCGGGAGAAGCCTCCCTTAAAGCCGCTGAGCAGCTTCCCGACCTTCTCCCAGCGCGTGACTTACCTGCGAGAGCGGGAGCGACTGACCAAGAGCCGCCTGGCCGAGAAGCTGGACGTCAACGAAGGCAGCGTCGTCAACTGGGAAAAGTACAATGTCCTGCCGAGCAAGCCGCTCGGTCGACGGCTGGCGGATTTCTTCGGAGTCCAGTATGGCGAGCTGTTGGGCATCCCGCCCGTCGATGAATCGCTCCCGCCCTGGGATCGGCTCAAGCCGCTCCGAGAGCACCTCGGCTACACCTGCCGCGAGTTCGCCAAGCTCGTGGGATTAACCCCGGACTGCTACAACCTGCGCGAGGTGCGCCCCGACCGGGTCCGGATCGTCACCGAGGAGGTCTACCAGGAGATGAAGGCGAGGGTGATCGCAAGGACCACTTATGGCGGTTCACTAGATGGTCTGGGCGATGCACCAGCTCCTAACCCGTCCGCAAACGCAATTTAGAAGCCTCTTTTTTCTTGCCATTCTTGGCCTTCACATGGCAATATTTCGCCATGTTCCAGAATTTGAGAATCTTGTGACCTACTGATTTCGAATAGATACGCCATCGAGTTTCTGGCAACATTTTTGCTTTTGTATGTTGCTAGGCTGAACCTGAATTGGAGAGAACAGATCGATGGCTCGTCTCTACTACATGTCACTGCCAGGTGTTGGGTCCTGGTTCTCGGCGCTGAAAGAGGTGGGAGCGCAGCTCTCTCCGTATGAGCGCTTTATCAAGACGGCTCTGAAGGCGGCGGAGCGGAGAAAACCAGTCCTCGGATGGCGGGAAGCAAATGAGGGAGAGAGCAAGGTCTTTCAGGACCGCCTTCGTGAGCGCAACGATGAACGCAGGCGACGCGCATCGCAGTCAGGCCGCAGGAGGGAAAGACGTGAGTTCCCCCTTCCTGTAGGGGTCTGGGTTGTGCTTGAACCTCCACCGTGGCAAACAGAAGAACCGGACGACACGTTCGATGCTTTTCTCGATTCGTCAGAAGTATTTGAAGAGGAAGATTGTCGGTCGCATATCGAGAGGCGCGA